AAGTAGGTGCTGATTCTAAGGTAGAACTTAAAGAAAAGAAAGATAGAGTAGAAGACGCTTTATATGCAACTAAAGCAGCGTTAGCTGATGGTATAGTAGCAGGTGGAGGTTCAGCTTTATTCCAAGCGTCTATTCAACATCATCCAGAAGAGACTATCCACGATGCTATTGCTTATGGAATTGTTCAGAAAGCGATTCAAAGTCCATTCAAGAAGATCTTAGAAAATGCAGGAATTCAAGATTGGTACACTAAAATTCCTAACGAAGGTGAAGTGTACGATGCCAAGAATCACAAGATTGTTAATGCTTTAGACGCAGGTATTATTGATCCAGCCAAAGTCGTTATCACAGCGCTTAGAAACGCAGCTTCTGTAGCAGGAACTATTCTAACCACAGAATCAGTTGTATTCGAAAAGAAAGACAAAGAAGAAAAAACTCAAGACCCAATGATGGGTATGGGTATGTAATAAAATAAAACAATAAGTTATGTTAGTAGGATTAGTATCAATGATGGGAAATGTCGGCGCAACGCTTAACTCACAAGGCGGTGGGTACGGACTTATCCAAACAAAAATGTTATTTGACGAACATCCTCACGATACTGTAGACGTAAATCCTCCACCATCGATGTGGGGGAATTACGATCTGCTTTATGTATGTGAAGGAGTCAATTTCGTAGAAGGCTCTTTTAATGTTCCTGGCGGACCTCAACCACTTCATACAGAAAAAATGAAAGCTATTGCAGAATTCAAAGGAGAGCTTAGATATTCTAATAGCATATTCGACTTCAATAAGTTCAACCAAAGATTAAAAGTAGAAGGCACATTTCCAGAAACAAATACGATATCTTGGTACAACACTTTTTTGGCTCACGGTTTAGTAAGTAGAAAAGGCGTTGTTGGAGATTCTCATGCTTTATCAGTGTGGAAACCTGGACACTCTTTGGATTTTACTGCCGGTAGAACTTTACACGGATTCTTAAAAAGAGAAACTGTAGAAGAGATCAATAGCAGATTCGATGAAGTTATTTTATATTTTGGTAATATCGATTTACGTTTCCACTTAATGAGACAAGAGAATCCACAACAAGCTACAGCAGATCTATTCAACAGATACGTAGAGTTTGCAAAACAATTAAAGAAAGCAACGTTAGTTGAATTGCTACCGGTAGAACACGAATCAAGAAAAATTCCTGGAACCGGTTTGTACAAGAAGCAATCATTTTTTGGTACAAGAGAAGAGAGAATGCAAGTAAGAGAAATTGCAAACGAGATCATTAACAATTCAGGATTAGAAGTAATTCAGTGGCCATCAGAGTGGATCGATTCAGATGGTACTAAGATGCTAGATATATTAGAAATGAAGCAGTCTGTGCATTTACGACCAAAGCAGTATCCATACCTTAATGAGATAACAAAATAATTAATATAAACAAAAAACATGAAAAAAATGTCAATCATAGTAGTCAGTCTACTAACGGTACTATTTAGTTGTAACACTGCAAATGAAGCAGATCAAGAGCTTAAATTAGATAAAGCGGCAACTCTTCACCAAGGAGCTTTCGCATTTTGCGGTGCATCAGCAGCAGTTCCAACTGGAAAAAAGATTATGGTTCAAGGCGTAGAGTATAACGAAGGTTGTGCTGTATGTCCAGTATTAACAGGACCTTCTCTTTCCAATTTATTAATGGAAGGAGTTAGTGGAACTTACGGAAAATTCAACGTAGGCGAAAATCCTCAAACTCCAGACGGAACAGACAAAACAGTATGGTCTTTCTTTTGGTATTACGATTCAGCAACTTCAGTACCTCAATTCGATCCAGCAACTAAAGAGTGGCAATTATTACCACCAGTAAATCGTTCGTTTGTTGTAAACTTAGATTCTCCAAGCACAAGCGAAAGTAATATGTTTGCTATGCCAGGTATTATCTTTGATACAACAGCTTCTGGTATTGTATTAGCAAAAGTATACGGACCACTTAACGAAGCAGCAGTTCCATTGCGTATAGCAGTTCCAGTTAAATCAGGAATGACATCTATAACTGCTGCTAAAGAAGGATCTCCTTATCCAGTAGGAACACCAGTTCCTGTTAGTAACTTAAGCAAACAACTTCAGAAGAAAGAAAAAAAATAAAATAGACTAATTAATGTTTTTAAACAAAGCAACAGATGAATCTAATTTAGACATGTCAAACGGTAGGAACTTAGAGTACTACCTTGACATGACTAAAGATTACAAGCACGATTTTACATTTAAAGTAAAACAGTACGACGGATTTAACGTAGTCGACGATGGTGAATTCCAATTCGGTACTAAAGCAAAAATGGCAGATTTTTTCATATCGCAAGTAAAAGAAGACGCCATGGTTTATGTTGCGCCAAGAACAGGTTACGCACCCTATTCTCTTTGTCATTTAACAAAGCGATATAATAAGAAATTGTATTTAGTTATGCCAGCTTCCAAAGAGGCGTCCGATCACCAATTAGCCGCAATAGAAAATGGCGGAATTCCATTATTCGTAAAGATTCCAGCGATGCCAACAGCAAATATATGGGCAAAACAATTCGCAGACAGAGTGGGAGCAAAATATCTGCCTTTCGGTTTGAAGCACGAATCTGTAGTAGCCGGCGGAGTTAGAATATTTTATGATAACTTTAAAGACACCAATATAGAAACAATGTGGTCTGTATTTTCTACTGGAGTTTTATCTCGCAGTTTACAGATCGCTTTACCAAAAACTAAATTTAATGCCGTAGCTGTCGCAAGAAACGTACAGGACGGAGAACTTGGTAGAGCCAAATTCTACACCCACGATAGAGCGTTCTTAAAGCCTTCAAGGATACAGACTCCTTTCGATTCTATACAAACCTACGATGCCAAAGGTTGGGAACTCCTAAAGACTCATGGGCAGCAAGGAGATTGGTTTTGGAACGTAGCAGGCAATATGCCAAAAGCAGCATTAAAAGCTAGTGACATCGATTCAAGTCGCGAGTGGGGAGACTTCAAAGATTTTAAGAAGTACTACAAAGATTAGTTTTTCTATTAGCCCCTTATTTTTTATATTTATCCTATGAATATACTACTTAAAGCAAACGAAATCGTATTCGAAAGAAACGAAGAAAAGGAGCGTATGTATGGCCCTTTTCAAGAAGGCATGCAAGAAGCAGCCAAGATTGCGTCTTTATTATCAAGAAAGGAAATCACTACAGTTGATATGTACAATTGTATGATTGCCTTAAAGTTGTCGAGACAATCTTATAACCATAAGGAAGACAATCTATTGGATTGTGTAGCCTATATGGGATCATTAAACGACTATCAAAACAATGTACAGAATGAACATTCAAAAGACAAGAAACGTAAAAACACCAAGTAGAGGAACTAACCTTTCAGCAGGTTTAGACTTCTACGTACCAGAAGATTTTCAAGAAACTACTATCCACACAGGAGAAGCAGTTTTAATTCCTTCAGGTATCAGAGCGCACGTTCCATCAGGTTATGCACTAATTGCATTTAACAAATCAGGAGTTGCGACAAAACAAAATTTATCAGTAGGAGCATGCGTAGTTGACGAAGACTACGAAGGAGAAATTCATTTACATCTAATCAATGTAGGAAGATCTCATACGACTATTAAACCAGGACAAAAGCTAACTCAGTTCGTTTTGATTCCAGTAAGCTATATGGACGTACACGTATTAGAAGAGTTACCAGACAGAAACACAGAGCGTGGAGCTGGTGGATTCGGATCAACTGGATTATAATGGAAAAACAACAAAAGTTAGATAAGACATTTATCAACATAGCAAAAGAAGTCGGAACTTTATCGCACTGCACCAGATCAAAAGTAGGTGCAGTGTTGGTGAAGGACGGTAACGTAATAAGTTTTGGGTATAATGGCACACCGGCTGGAATGGACAATGGTTGCGAAGAAAATAATGTTACCAAAGAGGAAGTTATCCACGCGGAAATGAATGCCATATTGAAAGCAGCTAAAAGCGGTAACGCAGTAGACGGTAGCACCCTATACTTAAGTTTATCTCCGTGTCAAAATTGTTGTAAATTGATCATACAATCAGGTATTAAACGTGTAGTGTATTTAGAAGGCTATAGAGATTTAAAACCAATTGAATTTTTATCAAAGTTTATAGAAGTAGAAAAATATGATATATAAAAACGCCACAGACGCATTCGAATTACTATTTAGCGACATTAACGCCAACGGAGAATCATTCGCAGGCACTAAAGCTAAGTTCAACGTTTCATTTACACTACAAGACGTAAGTAACAAAACTGTTACCACACCTCAACGTAAGTTCAACGAAGACTATGCTGAGTACGAGTGGAACTGGTATCTTAAAGGAGATCGTGATGCTAGCGAAATAGGCGAACGCGCTAAGATATGGAAACAGATGATGGTAGAAGGCACTACAGAAGTTAACTCTAACTATGGTTACTTTTGGAACAAGAACTACCAACTATCAAGAGTAGTACAAGAACTTAGAACTAATAAAGAAACAAGAAGAGCAATTGTTGTACATTACGATATAAACGAATTGGATAGATACAAATACGATACGCCTTGTAACGATGTACTTAACTTCTATATAAAAGACGATAAGCTACATTTAACAGTATTCGCAAGATCTATCGATTTAGTTTTCGGTTTCTGTAACGATCAGTACACATTTGCCAAACTTATGGAAATGGTAGCGTTTCAGTTAGATATTACAGTAGGAGAAATGCATTGGATGGTAACTAACTTACACATCTATCCAAGACATTATGACATGTTAAAATAAAAGTTATGATAGCAACAAAATTAGCACGAGAGTTTTTAGAAGAGCAACTATCTAAGTTGATTCCAAAAAGATATAGTCAGTTTGTGTGGTGGAGACGTTACGAATCTAGACAGACTTTACCAGAAAGATCTCCGCTGTACGATAAAATAGTTAACGGTGACTACGAACACTCTGATTATTACTATCAAGCAGAAATGGAAAACTATCTTCTACAAGACAGAATTAAAGACATAAGATTCTACGAAGATCAGTTAGAACATAGAAGTCTATTCGGAGCCAGATGGAAAAGACTGATGGACGATTACGCTAAAGACGAGAAAGAAATCTTAAGAAAGATGAAGCGGGATTTCAAAGGCACTTTCGGTATATCTGGTGATGAATTAGAGCTGATTATGGAAGACTTTGACGG